TTAGAAGGCCCTCAGGAGGCAAAGGGCATGAGGACGGTGCACAGGTATCCCTAGCGGACTTACGTGGCTCAGCGGCCATTGCACAGCTCTCCGACATGGTTATTGGCCTTGAGCGTAATCAACAACACAAGGATGAGGAGGTACGTAATACAACCACGGTACGTGTACTTAAAAACCGCTTTGCGGGGTTGACAGGACCCGCCTGTTACCTGTATTATGATAAGGACACTGGTAGAATGACCGAGACCAGTTGCCCTATTGACCCTGACCAAGAGACTGAGTTTTGAAACAAATAGTATTTGACATTGAAGCTGATGGCCTGAAGCCCTCCCAAGTTTGGGTAGTGGTAGCCCATGAGCTTTGTACTGGCGAGACCAAAGTGTTTAAACAGGAGACACTCAAGGACTTTGCACAGTACGTTAAAACTGAAGTAGAGGAGGTGATTGGACACAACATAATTGGCTACGATATACCTGTGTGCCAAAGACTACTTGGGGTTGACTTTAGTCACTGCAAGATCACGGACACCTTGGTACTGTCAAGGCTAGCTAACCCACAACGTGACGGAGGACATTCTCTTGACAATTGGGGAAACATTTGCGGATCGGCCAAAATGGAATACAACGACTGGTCTGCTCTTACAGAGGATATGGTGGTTTATTGTCAGCAAGACGTTAAACTTAATGTGTTGGTGTACAAGAGACTGCTCAACGAACTTGATGGTTTTGGAGAGCAGAGCCTATGTCTTGAACATGAAGTACAAACTATTATTGCAAAACAGATTGAAAATGGGTGGCTCTTAGATCAAGAGAAGTGCTTCCTGTTATTAGCTGAACTTAAGGAGAAGAAATATGAGCTTGAAGAGCAAGTACAAAAGAAATTCATACCTATTGCTACGTTCGTTAAGACGATTGAGCCGAAGGTTAAAAAGAATGGTGAGCTATCCACGGTCGGCCTCAAGTTCCTAGGGGACAACTGGACGTGCGTTAAGGGGACGTTTAGCCGCATAGAGTGGCCTGAGTTTAACCTAGGGTCTCGACAACAAATAGGCAAGTACCTCCAAAGGTTTGGATGGAAGCCTGAGAAGTTTACCGAGACTGGTCAGCCCATAGTGGACGAGAAGGTACTGTCAAACGTTAAGGACATACCCGAGGCCACATTGATCGCTGAGTACCTTTTGGTACAGAAAAGAATAGCTCAGGTACAGTCATGGCTTGACGCTGTGGACGAGGACACCGGAAGGGTACACGGGTACGTCAACTCCAATGGAGCTGTGACTGGACGTATGACCCACAGCAGCCCAAACCTGGCTCAAGTCCCTGCGGTTTACTCCCCTTACGGTAAGGAGTGCAGAGCGTGTTGGACAGTGCCAAAACGTTACAAACTTGTAGGGTGTGACGCAAGTGGCCTTGAGTTGCGTATGCTTGCACACTACATGGACGATGAGGTATATACCAATGAAATTATCAACGGAGATATTCACACGGCAAACCAACTTGCTGCTGGGCTACCAACAAGAGATAAGGCAAAAACTTTTATCTACGCTTTTCTTTACGGGGCCGGAGACGCTAAAATTGGAACAATCGTGGATGGATCTAAGCGAGACGGTGCGAAACTTAAGGCAGAGTTCCTTAGAAATACGCCAGCTCTTGGAGCTTTACGAGACAGAGTTACAACTGCTGCTGGAAGAGGCTACCTTTTTGGACTTGATGGAAGAAAACTATTCATCAGATCGGAACATGCCGCTTTGAACACACTCTTGCAATCAGCAGGGGCTATTATTATGAAAAAAGCCTTGCAAATATTGGATGAGTATGCTACAATATGGGGTATAGATTACAAATTTGTAGGTAACATACATGACGAAATACAAGCACAGGTCCTCAGTGACCAATCAGAGAACTTCGGTAGACTGGCAGTTGCATCAATCGAAGCAGCAGGAGTTTATTTTCAGCTTCGATGTCCCCTCGCAGGAGAGTACAAAGCTGGAAACAGCTGGGCCGACACACACTAAGGAGTGTATTGACTGTTCAACATCCTTGATTTTAGGAGGTAATTGGACAGAATCCCGTAAAAAACAAGGGAAATACGTGTGCAAAAAATGCTGGAGCATAAGAGATTCTAAGCGGATGTATGTAAACGGGAAAGAAATTTCAAACAAACACCCGTTGTATAAAGCAGGGCGTTACAGTAATTTTGCAGAGGCCGCTTTTGAATCATTGACTAATTACAAAACAAACCCAGAAGGAGACGTATATATCATAACAAACCCTGCTTGGCCTGAGTGGGTAAAAGTAGGAAAAGCTGTAGAGGTTAATGATCGTTTGAGCAATTATCAAACGTCCTCACCTTACAGAGATTATGTAATCTATGACTCTTTTGATGTTAGGGATAGATCAGCAGCTGAGGCAAAAAGTCACGAACTGTTACAGAAACATTTTGAACGTCAAAACGAATGGTTCAAATGTGAACCTGAACAAGCCAAGGAAGTGATTCTGGAAGCTGTTGGAGAATATAAATGAAAAACGTATACACACTAGTGGACGACATCTACAAACTACTGGAGACAAAGAAGATTGATCCAACGGTAGATCCTGAAGCTGAAATTGAGAAGTTTGGTGAGGCTGTCAAGGACTTGATGCGTAAGGAGTTCACTAGTCGTGGTTTTGATGGACGTAAACTACGTTTGTCAAACATAGGCCGCGATGATCGTTACCTTTGGCATCACTTCAACGGCACTTCCAAAGAGAAGATGAAGCCACACAACTTAGTTAAATTTTTGTATGGCCATCTTATTGAGGAAATGCTTTTGTTTTTGACACGTATGTCAGGACATGAGGTTACGGATGAGCAAAAGGTTTGTGAAGTTGAAGGCATTGTTGGTCACATGGACTGCAAGATTGACGGTATTGTCACTGACGTTAAGTCCACAAGCAGCTATGGCTTTAAAAAGTTCAAGGACGGTACATTGGCCTTTGACGACCCCTTTGGTTATATAGACCAGATCAAGGCTTATGCACACTCTGAGGGAGCCACAGAGATAGGTTGGTTAGCCATGGACAAGCAGAACGGCCACCTGACGTATCTTAAGTACGACCTGACCGACACCAACGCTCCTGTGTATGAAGTGCTTAAGGAGTCTATTGTTGACAGAGTACAACACATAAAAAAGCTAGTGGAGCAACCACAGGCCCCAGCTTTATGCAACGAGCCTATTCCAGATGGAAAATCAGGAAACTTAAAGCTCGCTGTAGGTTGCTCTTACTGTCAGTTCAAGCAAAGCTGTTATCCAGAGCTAAGAGTCTTTCTGTACTCTACAGGACCAAAGTTCTTGACAAGAGTAGAAAATGAGCCTAAAGTACAGGAGATAAGCGTTGAGCAAATCAACTAAAAACTATGGGATCTACAGGTCAGGACTTGAAAAGAAGTTTGCTGAGTTATCACCAAGGGGAATGTTTAAGTTTGAACCGTACACAATCCCCTACACAATACACAGAAACTACAAGCCTGACTTTGTTTGTGAACATTTTCTAATTGAGTGCAAGGGGTACTTTAGGGTAGGTGATACACAGAAATACACATCCATCAGGGACAGCTTAGGAGCTGAGGAGTTGATCTTTGTGTTGTCAGACCCAAATAAGAAACTAAGGAAAGGAGCAAAGATGACTATGGGACAATGGTGTGAAAAGGAAGGCTTTCAATACTATACTTTAAAAACCATTGATGAATTGTTTAAACACATTGAGACGGCTATGAACTATGACATGGACTTTTGATGAGCTTAAGGACAAGGTGTCCAGAGCGTATGACGTAACTCTTCTTTGTGAGATACTTGAGGTTACTGAGGAAGAGCTTTTGGACAGGTTTGAGGATAAGTTTTTAAACAACATAGACATTTTTGAGGAAGCTATTGACAATGAAACTTAATGACGCAACACCAGAGCAGTGGGACGCTGTAACTAAACCCAAGCATTACAACACTGGAGGCATAGAAGCCATTGATTATATCAAGCAACAGTTAGGCGATGGGTTTATTGAGTACTGTGAAGGTAACACTCTGAAGTATCTTCACAGGTGGCGCTACAAGGAGCATCCAGCGCAGGATCTGAAGAAGGCTAAGTGGTACCTAGATAGAATGATTGAAGCAGTTGATGAGGTAGAGAATGGACTTTAACGAATATCAAAAGAAAGCACAGGATACAGCGATATACACAGACCCTCTGTATCCTGTAACTTCACTAATGATTGAATCTGCTGAGGCAGCTGACTTGTTTGTCAAGCCCCTTCTACGCGGTGACGCAGTGGACATTGATCGTACTAAGGTGATGTCAGAGTTAGGTGATGTGCTTTGGAACTTAGCTAACATGGCAGCTGACCAAGGCATCAAGCTAGAGGACATTGCCATCTTTAACATTGAGAAGCTGAAGTCTCGTATGGCGCGTGGCGTTATACAAGGTAGTGGCGGTGATAGGTAATGTATTAGCGTCTGATCGGTAATGAGTGTACGTCTAATCGTAATGGAGAGTGAGTGATGAAAGTAATTAACGGAGACTTTGGCAAGAAGAAGGCTGAAGAGTTGGAAGAGATGCCACTAATTGAGAAGCTTGCTATGGTCTCTGCTGATCTTGTCAACGACATAAACGATAAAGGTAACTTCATCTTGCTTGTAGAGTCACCTGACGGGATGGCTCAGATAGCAACAGACATGTCAGCGGTTGAGGTAAACTTCCTGCTTGATGTAATGAAGCAACAAATACTAACTGGAAACTTTGATAGAGGAGCAATACATTGATGGATTCATATAGTACTCTGTTTCAGTACTATGTTTACACATATCGTGACGAAGAAGATGAAGTAGTTTATGTAGGTCACGGCTGTAAAGGTAGAGCATGGAATTGTGGGTATATGCGTGGAGATACACTAGAGAGGCAAGAGTGGAAAGAGATGCAAATTGGTAAAGGTTTGCTACCTTGCGATTGGGTTCACATAGAAGAGCGCGGCTTAACAAAACAAGCAGCCATTAATAGAGAAAAGGAGTTGATTGAAGCATTACAACCTGCTCTTAATTGCCTTAACAATCCACACTACAGTAGATCTGTCGTGTCACATGACGAAATTAATAGATGGGTTCAACTACGCAAAGATGGTCTAAGCTATAAAGACATAGCAGAAACAACGGAGTTTACTACAATGACAATATGGAGAGCACTAAATGAACGGTAATGATTTAGGAGTCTATGAATCTTATATTCACAAGTCCCGTTATGCACGTTACATTCCAGAGGAACAGAGACGAGAGAACTGGGATGAGACTGTAAGGCGTTACTGTGACTACTTCAAAGATCGTGGTCAGCTCAAAGGACAGGATTACAATGACGTATACAACGCCATCCTGAACCTTGAAGTAATGCCGTCTATGCGAGCATTGATGACAGCAGGTAAGGCACTAGACCGTGACAACGTAGCAGGGTTTAACTGTAGCTACTTACCTATAGACCATCCCCGTGCCTTTGACGAGATGATGTACATACTTATGTGTGGTACTGGTGTTGGCTTTTCTGTAGAGCGTCAGTACGTATCTAAACTACCTGAAGTCGCGGAGGACTTTTATGAAACAGAAACAACAATCCAAGT